CGGTGTTGTCGTAGATGTTGTTGTGGCGGCGGTAGCCGCGGTTCCGGTCCTCGCGGAAGTAGCGACCGTTGCGCGGCAGGAGGTAGGAGGTGATCTCCTGCCAGTGAGCCATCCAGCTTGCGCGCTCGCTCTTGAGCTGGCCCCAGCGCGTGAACAGGCGATCCCTGGTGGGAGCGTCCGGGTAGGAACGGTTGTCGCCCGTGTATTGGCTCATGTCAGCCCCCGAGGAGGGTGGAACGTCCGAGGTTCAGATCCTGCGGCGAGACGCCCATCGGCCCGGTGAGCATGGTGCTGGTCGGCCCGCCGGCGGCCTGCTGCGCCGCGGCCATGATGCCCTGCACGTCGGGTTCGCGGCGCGCCGCGCCGGCAATCGCTGCCTCGCTGCGGCGCTGCTGCATCGCGGCCTGCGCGACCTGCTGGGCCTGTGCGCGCTGCTGCTCGCGTGTTGCCTGTCGCTGCGCCTTCTTGCCGGACTCGCCGGCAGCGATGCCATAGCCGAGTCCTGCGACTCCAGCAGCCGCGCCGACAGCTGCCGCTCCTGCCGCAACAGCAGAAGCCGTCGTAGTTGCACCCAAAACACCGCCAAGCGCAGCCAAACCAGAGACGACGAAGTGCCGCTTGCGGCGGGCGGAAAGGTCATGGCGCTTCCTGATGGTCGTCTCGTACATTGGTCAGTTCCTTGATGAAAGTGCGTTCGGAAACTTGGTAGCCGAGCCGCTCGAGGATGTCCCCCGCGGGGCTTTCCTCGTCGAGCCGGATGTCGGACATGCAGATGGCGTTCGCGCCTTGCTCCTTGGCCCATCGCTCGAACGCGAACAGCAGCCGCACCCCTTCCGGGCGGCCGCGGGCGTCGGGGTGCATCCACCACGAAGTCTCGAGCGCGATGCGGAAGGATGGGTCGAACCATGCGCCGTGCATGACGCAGGCGATGAACCCCACAACGCGGCCGTCAATTTCCGCCACGAAGATCGCACCGTGTTCCAGAATGCGCTCGAAGGTGGCGAGGATCTGCGCTTCATTTGCCTGGACGAACCTTGCGTAGAGGGTGTGGCCGAAGAACGACGATCCCATCCCTGCGATTGTCGGCAGATCGGCCTTCGTCGCTGGTCGAACAGGCATCGCGTTCGCGTGAGTGTACCGAAGTGACCTTTTCGCCCCGCGTCACATGTCCTCGTAGGGGTCGTAGTCCTTCGGACGCGGGTCAACGCGCTCGCGCACCTCGCGTGGCAGCTGCTTCGCCACCGGGTACGCGAACGTCAGCGCCAGCGCGTCGGCGATGTCCGGGCTGCCGCCGCCTTGCAGGCGCTTCTTGATCTCGTCCTTCGACTCCAGGCACCGCTTGCCCACCGCGTCGTACCAGTACGTCGGCGTTGACAGTTCGGTCAGGAGGTCGGTGCGTTCGGGCAGGACGCCGCCCATGTCGATCCATTCCTTGACACCCCACCACATCTCGGCGCGCTTGTTGACGAACAGGTTCGGGTTCGACGCCTTGCCGCCGAACGGCACCTCGATGACGTCGTACCCGAGCTGCCGCAGCCGGTCGATGACGCCCGCGCCCGCGCCGCTGTCAATGAACACCGCGTCCGGGTCGCGGTCCTCGATGACGTTGGCGACGGCGGCGGCGAGGCTCATGTTGTCAATGCCCGTGAACACCATCGGCGGCTCCATGCGGAGTCCCTGGCGCAGGACGATGACGCTGCGGTCATCCCCGAACCGGGCCGGGTCCACGCCGATGACGAGCGGGAACTCGATGACGTCGCCGTCCGCGATCTTGCGCTCGCTCGCGGCGGTCGCGTCGGTCAGGCTGATGAGCTGGTCCTCGCCGGCGGCGGCGAAGTCGCAGAGGTACTCGCGGGCGAACGCCTGCTCGGGCATGTCGCGCTGGAGGCGGGCGACCTCGTCCTCGTCCAGGGCGTCGGTGTCATGGACGGTGTAGCGGGCGGCCCACCAATCCGGGAGGCTCGAGGCGCGGTAGAACAGCTCGCTGAACAGGTTCAGGCCGTTCGGCGTCCCGATGAACAGCGCCCACCCCTTGCGGTCGGAGAGGGCCGGCTGGAGGATGTCGTTCCAGACCTCGGGCTTGATCTGCGCGACCTCGTCAATGACGCAGCCGTCAAGGCGCACGCCGCGGAGGGCGTCGGGGTTGTCGCCGCCGAACAGGCGGATCTGCGCCCCGTTGTGCTTGAACGTGATGGAGAGGTCGGCCTCGTTGACATCGACCGCGTTGACGAGGCGCATGGGTCCGAGGATCTGCTTCAGTCGCAGCCACGCGATGGCCTTCGACTGCTTCAGGAACGGCGCGAGATAGACGTAGAACGGCAGCTCGGCGCGGCTGTGCAGCGCCTTGTCAATGAGTTCCATGAGCGCCATCTGCGTCTTGCCGGCGCGGCGGTGGAGCGCGAGGACGGTGAACCGCCGCTTGCGCTGGTGGCATTCGCTCTGCCACGGGCGCGGGCGGTAGGCGACCTCAATCTCCTTGTGGATCAGGGACATTGGTCTTGAGGACGATGTTGACACCGCCGGAATGGTCAAGCTGCTGCCGGTCGCCGTACTTGCGCGGGTTCCACTTGGCGAGGAGCTTCAGGATGGTGTCAACCTGCAACCTGCGCTGGGTCACCTCGACCTGGTCGTTGCACGGGTCGAACGCGATCCGCATTGCCTTCTCCGCGAGTTCGTCGTATCCGTCCTCGCGTGCGCGTGCGATGCGTGCCGAGAATTGCGGATCTTTGTCCATCCAATGGTAAACCGTGCGCCATTCCGGGTGTCCGGGCTGTCGGCACCATTCCCGGAGGGGCTTGCCATCGGAGATCCATGCCACCAGGCTGTCGGCGTGGTGCGCCGGGACGGGTTCCGGTGGGCGTCCGGGCTTGCGCTTCACTTCCTGCGGCGCTTCGCTGCCTTGGCCTTGTCGGCCCGGACGAACTTCTTCGCCACGGACATGGGGACGCCGACCTTCTTTGCGAAGGCGCGATTGTGGGCGGCGGCCTGCATCAGGCGCTTCTGCGCCGGCGACTTGCTGGGCATGCTTCTTGCCTTTCGGTGAGGGTGAGTTCGAGTCCTGCTGCATGTGCGATCTTCAGGATGGAGTCGAACGCCGGCTTGCGGCGGCCGATGCTGGGGGCTTTGGAGAGGAGGCAGCGGACGGTGTGTGCGCGGAGGCCGCCGTCCTGCTCGAGCTGGCGCGCAAGCGCAGAGCGCGTACGGCCCGCGCCAACGACTCGACCGGTAATGGCTTCCTTGAAATCGTCATACGAACGGATATTCATCCGCAGAAGTATACGCTAATCATTCGTGACTTCCTTGCCGAAGTCCTCGGAAGTGGCTGCCCAGATGATCCTGGGCCACCCGATGAGCTTGCACCCTTCGATGTCGGTTTCGATGCGGTCGGTGACGAAGGCGCGTGCCTCGGCCATTGACATCGACTCCTGGTCGCGGAGTCGTGCGGCGATCATGTCGCCGGAGTAGATGGCGACGGGGATTCCGGTTTCGCCCGGTCGCGGGTACATGACGCCGAGGAGCGTGTCCTCGAGGTTGGCGAGGAGGACGGGGTGTTGGCAAGATTTCTTCCCGCGCTTCGCCATGTGGGTCAGTCTACAAAGCACGAACCCATAGGCATTTTTTTGCCTACGGGTCCGGTTTGGTGCCGTGGTGCCGTTCAGCTCGGTTCGCGTTCCGGGTCGGGCGGGTTGTGCTGCGTCTGCGAGATCACCCAGTTCCTGAAATCGTCGTACTGCCGGCGCAGGTTCTTGCGTTCGTCGGACCAGTGCTGCGTGTCAAAGTCCTCGACCTTTTCGTGCCACTTCTGCATGAGCGTCTTGGAATGCGCGACTGCGTCGTTGACGACTTCGTGCTGCGTAACCTCGAGGACGATTCGGAACTGCGGCGTCCCGTTCTTGTCAACGCCGTGCCACCACCAGTATTCATCCTCCTCCGGGTCCATCAGCTCGATGTGAGGGGCCATGCGTTCGGGGAGGATCTCGACGCGAACGCCAAACTCAAGCGTGTCGCACTCGATTGCGCCTTGGCGCGAGTTCCAGCGGAACGCGACCGTCCCAGGCCACTTGGCGTTCCATGT